ATGCGCTAGTAGATCCGTTCAGGAAAACATTTACAACTATGGGCCGACCTGTTGTGTTTGTGTAAGTTGTGCCTGATGCACGCGATCCAGTAACATCTTGCCAAGCCTGCCCGCGGGTGCCTACAGCAGCGTCTGCCACAAAATTTCCGCACAGAACCTCAACCGTGTTTGCAGCAGTCGCTCGGATAATGCAGCTATCACCAGCAGAAACGGAGATATTTGCGCTTCTGTTCGTGACAATGGCGGCGTTGTTTGTGAGCGTCAGCGCGCCGCTGAACGATACGAAGTACAAGGCACCAACCGCCACCGTGAAGCCAGTAATGGTCGTAGTGCCTGTGATTCGGATGTTTCGGGTGCTTGGCGCTGACGAGGTAAGGTTTACGGTTGCGGCCGACGCAACGTCAATCCTTGTGGTGTTGAGCGAGTCGGCCGCAGCGACGGAAATAAGTATCTCAGTTGAGCTGGGCGTAAGCGTTACGTTGGACCCAGCAACTAGCGACTTGAATTGAAGGTCAGAGCTAACCTTGGCAGAAAAAACGCCAGAGCCTGCACCCAGGTTTGACGCCGTGTTGTTTTGAGCACCAGCTTGCAAACCCTCAAGCTTGCTAAAGTCGGCAGAGGACATGAAGCCAGCCGTCGCGCCGCTAGCGAGCGAATGCTGAGCACCACCAGTGCCAACGTGCGACAGCGGGGCGTATACGCCAGACAGGTCAACATCACCTGTCTCACCGTCAACGCTTTGCACTGGCGCTGCTGCCGCCGCTCGCGCCTCAGTGAAATACAGGTTTACGCCGCCCTCTTGCACATCATCCGTATCAAGAATGACGTTTCCAGTCTGTCCGTTTACCGACTGAACGGGAGAGGTGGCGGCGGCGTAGTTTGCAAAGTCAATTGCAGAAACGTTGCGGGTGCGACGGTTGGCTACCTTGTAAATCGGGATGAGATCGTTGTCTTTTACGATCTCAGTGCCGCCTAACTGGTTGATTGTAGGCATTATTAGCTCCGAAGCTCTGTCCACAGGGTGATCGAATAACCGGATTTTGCAACGCTGTATTCAGCGCCTGGCGGAACAATCGCCCGAACAATGGCGCTGCCAGAGACAGAGCCAGACGTCACGGTAAACGAAACCTGCTCAACGACCACGCCGGCAACGGATATGCTCATGGAGCTGCTTGACCCTGCCGGCGTAGCACTTACCGAAACAGAGATGGGCCGCGTGCTTGAGTTGGTATATGTGACGCCAGAAGCCCTGGAGCCGGTTACGTTTTGGTTTGTTTGCCCGATACCTAGAAGCTGTGAGCTAAGTTCTGAAACCTGGTTTTGTAGCGCCTGGATATTGATCTCACCTTGATCCACCGCGCGCCCAAAAGCACGGATAGCGGGCGTGCTAACGCCAACGTTAATGGTTGTTCCCGTGCCCGTGCCTGACTGCTCTTGAATGCGCTTACCTAAAACATAAGTAGCATCAACGGATGCGCCTGCGTCTGCAAACCCTTGAACTGTTCCGCGAGCGTCTGGCAGACTGAAAGTAGAAGAACCATCCCCGCGACCAAACGCTAGCGGGTTTGCCGGCTTATCTGCTTGGTCTACTATGTTGCCAGAACCCTCAGCAAACGCCCAAAGCTGAGGATAGGCTAGGCGGTTTAATGACTGCCCATGCTTTGCCAGCCAGCCGAACGGCAAAGAATCGGGCGAGCATGAGAATGTAACTTCAAATCCGACAGGCGTTGAATTTGCCAGAGGGTCAACAACTGCGATCGTACCGTTGTTGGTCGTGGCACCGTCAAACGAATAGAACCGGGTCGCGCTGTAGTCACCGGATGGCACGTTGTAGGTACCGGCAGGCAATAGTACCGTGCGCCCGGTAGAGGCAGCCGCATCGAAAGCGGCCTTATCGTTCGCCAAGTTGTCACCTACTGCGCCAAAGTCCTTAACGTCAACCCAGCCGCGCGCAAGGCGCTGATGCACCGTTTGACCGGTAGCGCCTAGCTGGTAGACAAAGCCAACCAAGCCGGAACCTTTCGCTGGGTCTGTGTTATTGGCCAGGTCGGACTCTGTTACACCAAAGAACCCCTGAGCCGCTGACGGCGTGTAGGTGATTTGCGCATCATTCTGATCAGATACGCGAATCGAGTAATCACCAGTTGTGAATATGCGCTGCGGATTTCCGCTCAAGTCACACGGAAAGCCAGCAGAGTTAGTGCGGATAGGCTGCGTAGCAGGTATAGTGCCGGCAAGGTCAAAGAACGCATTCTGCGGGAAGTTCGCAGGATCTTGGTTAGGCTGGCCGATGTAAATCTTGCCGTTAGCCAGCGCTCTGCCTGCTCGGTCTGTGAGATACTCAAACGGCGATACAACGAGGATATTAGGCATGTCTATTAGCACCGGTCTTTTGATATTTGTATTCTATATCATTCTTCGTGAGTTTGAACGCGGGCTGATTGCAAGCCGGCGTTTAAATCGCGAGCGAGCTGCAAAGCAAGACGCCTTGAGGCGTCCGAGTTAGGCGCGGAGCCGATACGGATAAGCGCATTCCGAACCGGGGCCGATTCGTAAACCCTAGCTAATCCGCCTGCCGTGCCTCCTGCTGCAATGGTTGCGCCGAAGTCGCCAAAGAATGAGCCGACAGCAGCCGCGCCAACCGGTGCGTAAAGCTCTTGGCCTGTTGCTGTCTGCACTCCTGCTTGTCCTGCTCGACGGGTAGCCTCTAGCACCTTGATAAGGCCCATGACCTGCTTTTTGTCCTCACCCTTAAACAGTGTTCCGGTCTGCAACTGCATCTTGTTTAGTGAATTGAGGAATTTGTCAGGGCTTACCGCATCAATGCCGCCAGCGTCCTTGATTGCCTTCTGAATGACGGTTGCGCGCACTGCTTGACGCCCTTGGTTATCAAGCGACTGATACAGGTTGCGGACTTCGCTTGGCTTCTTGCTGAAAATCAGTGTTTCGGCAACCTCTGGCGTTAAGTCGCCCTTGTCTAGAACATTCTTTAGGCGGGTGCGCGTCAGCTTTTCAGCCTCGCTTGCCCATACGGCTTGAGCGCTTTTTAACTTGCCGAACTCTTGCGGCGTCAGTGCTGCTTTTGCTGCATCGTCCATATCCTGACTTAGCGACGAATAGACGCGATTCATCAGGCTTTTAGCTCGGCTGGGCATCTGAGAGCGTGACATGCCGTCATAGCTGTTGATTGCCTCGCGAAGCGCTGTGCGGTTTTGCGTCAGCGTCGAATAGCTCTGGTCTGCGGATGCCAGCACGTTACGGAAGCTGGCGATCTCCCTTAATGCATCCTCGCTGCTCACAACGCCCGGCTTGCTCAGCTCTGCCAAGGCGTCGTCAATAGCCTGCGTTGTTTTCTGGTACTGAACCGGGCCGACAGCATCGACCTTAGGCACTAACTGCTCATAGCGCTGACCAGCAGCCTGCTTGATTCGATCTGTCTGTGCTTTAAGGCTACTGATTACAGCGTCAGGCTTTGGCTCGGGGAATGCCTCGCCAAGCTCTTGAATGGCACGCTGCCGCGCTTCCTGCTGAGTTGCGCGCAATCCGCCAGTGCCGGCGACAGGGATGCGCTCACCAGCAGACCGCGCAGACTTGCCGATAAAGGTTGTCGGTTCAACCACGTCAGTTGTCATAAGCGGAATCTTTGCCCGCTCAGCAGACTGCACAAGCTCAGACGTTGCCGCCGGCTGGCCGCGAATAGCTCCGCGCACCGCATCAACTGCGCGCCCAACTCCTCCCATTACAAGAGGCGCAGCAGCGCCAAGCGCGCCAGATAGCGCCACTTCGCTTCCGTCAAACTCGCCGCCTGCTGCTTGCTGACCGCTTTCGATGGCTGCTTGAGTAAGAGCCGAACCTGCACCCAATGCAGCAGCTTGGCGAAGTACGCCGCCACCTACAGTGTTTGCAACTCTCCCGGCAGGCGTAAACGCAGCCATAAGGCCGGCAGTCTGCGCCACGTCGATAGGGCTTACCCCAGGCTTGTTGATGACTGTGCGCGCGCCTGTCCGATTGTTAGCCGCGATAATGTTGCCCTTTTCATCGTACTGAATACCAATGTCAGGCGAGGCGGCTTGCAGGGTCTTTGCGATTTCCTCGGGATCGGTCATTGTGGAAATTGCGGTTGCAAGCATTGCGGACTGGCCAGCAGGCAAACCAAGACCAGACAGGATTCCGCTTTCGGTAAGCTCTGGCAGTTCTTGAGTGGCGCGCGTCTCACGATCCGCACCGGTAAAGAAGTTGCCAATACTCTCAAGCACCCCAGGCTCTTGCGGCTTTTCTGGTTGCCGCTGCGCCTGTTGACCCTGTTGAGCCATCAGGCGTTGAGCTTGAGCAATAACTTCGGCCTGGCTTGCGCCGACAGGGCCGCGAACCTTGATAATCTGGCCGTCAGGTGCTTTAACCTTGTATTCCTGCATAGCCATTATTGAATGATCTCCCAGCCCGTGTTTTGACTGTCTTGCTCAGTGCTCGCAAAGCGCTTAAACGACTGCTGGAACGTTTCGCCGGGCTTAACCTGAAAGCCATCGACTTCAAAAGCAGTTTTGCTCTTTGCCGGGTTCCCGTTGTTGCTGATCCATTCGGCTTTGAAGTTGTTTAGCTTGGTGTTGTACTGCTCAAGCTTAGCCATTCCGCGCAGGAAGCTGGAAATTGTATCTGGGTTGCTGAACTCAGACGGGAAGCCAGCCAGTGCCATATCGATGTCTTTATCAGATGCAACACCAGGCGGCAAGTTGGCAACAAGCTGGCTATTGCGCAACCCGATGTATTTAGTCCGCAGAGACTTCAAATAGTCTTCTTGGCCTGTGAAGTTGGTGAACATATCAGCAGCTTTGCCAAACATGCCCGGCGTTGGCCGTTCAGACTCAAACTGATTAGCAAGCTGCTCAAGGCTTTGCGCGGAGTTTTGTGATGCGCCAGCCTTTTCAATTGACGAGGTAAGTTCTTTCTCCATATTCACGGATAGTTTCGGGCCTTCCGCAAGTTTAGCCTGCGCTTTTTCTTGGGCCTGCTGCATATCCAGCATGAATTTATCTTGATCAAATGCCAGCCTTTGAGCTGCGCGGGCCTCAGCGCTTTGCAGCTTTCTCGTGCTCAAAGCACGATTCGCCTGCCCCTCTTGCTGCTGAATGTCTTGCGCGCGCATCTGTACGGCTTGCCCGCTTAGCTGCGCGTCAATCTTGGCTCGATTACCCATCACATCAAAATACTTTTCAGGGCCGAGCGCCAGCAGGGAGAACTTGTCGGCGCGGTCGGCCAGTGCTGCGGGATCTTGCTGCAATGTCTGCAATAATCCCTCCGGCTCATAGCCTGGGCCAGCTTGGCGCAGTACTTCAGCATTCTGCGCAATCAGTTGAGCGGCTGCGTTCGGGTCTTGAGCTGCAAGCGTGCTGAGTTGCACGCCCAGCGAACCAAGCGTTGCCGCCCGCTGCTCATCCTGAAAGCCAAGCGCGCCCTTGATCTGTTCGTACTGGTCAGGAAACTGCCCCATCAGCGCAGCAAGCTGCTGACGGTCGCCAGATTGGAAGGCTTGGCCAAAGGCTTGTTGGAACATGCCTTGACGTTCGGCTTGCTGTTGATCCTGCATCTGCGCCTGCTCGCGCATCTTGGCTTGGGCTTCCATTTCGCGGATTCCCAAGAATTGACCAATGCCCTGCTGTAGCTGAGAGCCGACAGAAGGCTGATTGAGGATCATGCCATAATCAAGCGACATCACTTACCCCCGAACAGGCCGCCAACGGCCCCGCCTATGCTTGAACCAATAGACGCTCCGCCAGGACCGCCAAACAGTAGCCCAGCCCCAGCGCCAAGCAGGGAACCTGCGTTACCCATACCCTGCTGACTTGCTGCGCTCTGCGCAAGGATCGAATTACCTTGTGCTTGCCCCATCATGTTGTATTGATTTGCCAAGTTGGCAGCCTGACCGGCGCGCAAGTTAGCCAAGTTTGTGTTTGTGTTTAACCCTTGTTGCTGCAACTGACCAAGCTGGCCAAGCTGATTCTGATAATACTGACCAAACAAGCCAGACCCGAACTCGGCTAAGCCTTGCTGCACGTTGCCACCACGAAGACCGCCCGTTGCCCCCGCGTTCTGCATGATGGCGCGCTGACCCGCCCCAAGCTGAGCCTGATAGCCCGGCATCTGCTCAAGCCCTGCGATGGCCTGCTGCTGAGCATCTGCGCCAGACTGACCAAGTAACGCAAGGTAGGACGCCAAACCACCAAGGCCGGCGGAGCTGTAAGGATCAAGAAGGTCTTTACCCTCTTGGTAAGCTGCGCGCTGTTCGGCAATGGCTTTTTCCATCATTGCCATTTGCGCTTGTGATGCTTTTTTTGCTGACTTATCAGCTCCGCCGCCCATATGGCTCACCTCTTAAAAGTGCGTAGTTATGCAGGTCGTAGAACTGGCCGTCACGATGGCAAGCGCCGCGCGCTGCACCCTCAAACGTAAGCCCCAGCTTTAATGCGAAGTTGCCGACCTGTGGAAACAAGCTGATAACGGTTGTGCTAATTCTATTGATTGGTGAATTTGCATACAGCCAATCTATCACACCGGTTGCAAATTCGTAGCCTCTGCGGCGCATTTCGCCCGGTATGCACAAGTGAACTTCAATGTCCCACATGTTCTTTATGATGCACATTGCGCAAGCCTTGGGCGTGTCGTCATCAAAGCCAGCCAGGTAGAACACGCGCGGTTCATTCACAAAGCCGTAGTAGCTGGAATCTGCATAACGATCCTGAATGAACGGATCATCATATAGCGCCCGTATGACGTCAGGATTCATGCAGACCTCTATTCTCAAACCACTTGCCATCCGGTTGTGCTGCCGTATTCCGGCGATGTGTTGACGTACAGTTGATTGTTGGCCAAATCCAGATAAAGCCGGCTGCTGTTAGCCGCCACGGTTGGCGGGCCTTCACCGGTAATCATTGTAGCATCTTGCGCCACTCGAGATAGGTTTTCCAGATAGCTGACAATGCGCTCATTGATTCCTGCTATGGACACCAGCTCATTTCGTGGTGGTGCCGGGGTCGTTGGCTTAGTCATTCAGTGGCTCTACCTTTACTTCAAGTCGTGCTGGTGTGTAGAACGATTCGTTAGCGATTCGAAACTTAATGCTCAGTTGCGACGATGCGCGGCCTAGCAATCTCCAACGGACTATTTCGTCATAGTCGCCACGCTTTCCGGCAGACGCCCAACGCTCTTGACTGTACGTCACACCGTTGCGGCTGGTGCTTAGCGCTACCTTAGGATCAGTTCCAAGTCCTGTTCGCCCCGGAAGACCGTATAGCGATACCTCATGCAGGATAAACGACCGGCCTTCCACAAAGCCCAGCGGGGTTGTGAACTCTCGGAAAACAGTCTCGCTGTACTCGGTCGCCGTCGCGTCGTCCAAGCGGCCTATTTGCCCGCTCATTACGTCCCCGACGATCCACTGGCCGAATACGCGGGTGAAGTCGCGCACGCGGTATCCGTCGCCGCCGCTCTTCCTGATGTGCCACAGGGCGACACCAGCAGCACGACTGCCGTACAGGTCATAAACAAGGGTCTGATCAGGAAGATTGATCATGATAAAGAACTGGCCATTAATGGAATAGGTCTGGCACGTAATGCCGGCCAATACCTGCGGCCCGTAGCTTTGAATGACCTTTTCAATCTCATCAGTGGCAACCTTCTGAGCCTGCCCACCTCCGCCAAGGTAAACGCTTGGGGCCTCGCCACGGCCTGCACCGACGAAGAACAGAGCGTCCTCCACCTCGATTGCGGCCTTTGTGCCTACCACGCCCTTAGTGATCATGGCCCCAGCGATGCGGGCGAACGGGAAGCCAGCGCCGCCTACGTTCTGGAATACCTCGATAGTGTCACGACCACACACATGCGGCTCATTGCGCACTTTCACAATGGCAACGTTAGGGTCACCCTCTACCTCTGCCGAGCCAAACGACAGCGGGTTAAACGTGGTCGGGTCGGACAGATTGGAGTTGAAAACGAACTGTTCATCGATAAACAGGAAATACCCGTCGACGTATATCACGTCAATGGCGCGGGCGAAGTTGGGGTCAGTGACCTCTACCAATCCAGCGCCAGCCGTCCAGTAGAACGCGCGGCCGTCAGTCACGATGCAGATACGGTCAATGCTTTTAGCTAGCGACACCGGCCCCGTGCCCGGCACAGCGCCCAGCAGATCCACCACGCCGTTAGAATAGACGCGGATAAACTGACCGCCGCTCACTTGGTACATCAAGCCGTTGAACTCAATCGCCCCACGCGCAACGCCTTCGCCCATCGCAAACGGCACAACTCCAGGCGTCTGACGCAGATACGAATTAGACAGGCCGTTATCCATTACCACCGGGTAATAGTTCACCGGGTAGCTTTGGCGGTAATCAGCCTGGCCATTGCTGTAGATGCCTGAAACAATGCTTACTTGTGGCATGGTTTACTTACCGCCGCCTTTAGGTGCCTTGCGCTTTACCTTACCGCACTTCATGTCTGCTTTTTTCATTGCTTTACCTCGCTTCCCGCTGGTTAGGCGGGCTGTGCGTTATAGGCCTACGAACACAAACTGAGTAAGCGCAATGTATGGTTGCAAGTGCTGCGTCTGCGTTATGTTGCCGTTGATGCTCTCAGTTGTGTACGAGTGCTTGTGCTGCACATTGCTCAGCATGGTGCCAGTGTCCCCGTCGATAGGGTGCTGGTGCTGGGCATTGCTGTTGGCTGAATTGGTGGTTCCGCTAATCGTGTGCCCGTGCGCACCGCCTGAATTTACCTGTAGCTCTGATGGTGAGGTGGACGTAGTGAAACCGCGGTCGCTAGTTTGCAGCGCGCCCCTATTAAAACCGTCGAAGGTATCAGAGTGCATCTTGACAGTGGTGCTGTGCTCGTGCCCGGTATGATCCGAGACGGCTAAAGACCCGACGCCGTGAGTGTGGTCTGTGTTGACAAGTCCGGCATTTAGGGTAGAACCGCTATGCGTGTGGTCGGTGTTAGTGTCGAGCGTCTCACCAGTTAATGTGAAGTTCGGCAGAGAGTTACGGGCAATCGTGTACGAACCGCCAATATCAGCATTAGGCCACGACCCACCACTGGCCATAGTCACGCGGCCTTGGCTGTCAGGTACGGATGCCCAGTTGATGCCTGCCGCCGTCAGGTTAGCCTGTTGCGATGCAGTGAGAGTGCTTGTTGCACGCCCGTTCATCGTGATCCAGCCTTCGTGGTCAGTAGTACGGAAGCTGTGCTTAACGTCACCAATCGAGGGGCCGACGATAGGGGCATCTTCAAATGCGGCCGAATCAATCCTACGCCACGGCACGTTGTAATCCAGCGCCCCGCTGTGCGTCATCAGGTTCGTACCGTCTTCCTTAATCAGGCGAAGTTGCAGGTTATCGCCTGCTCTCGCTCGGAACGGGTACTTGTACTTGATGCGGATGGTCTGGCCTTCGGTGCCACTGATTTGCACGTCAGTCGCGTAAATCTCAACCCCGGTAACGTTGGAGATGATGCTGTTCTTGACAGTACCGGTGTACACCTCGCCAAGCCGGATGTACACGTCGTACACCTCAGCGTTAGATGTGATGGTTACAGGGAAGTCGTACGGAACGGCACCGCTGTAGCTGTCAGCACCAACAGGGTAGTTCGCGGTCTTTTCGCTAGTATACCGAGTGTACGAAGGCGGGATTCGCTCATCACCATCGCAGGTTACAGCCTGCCACGGCGGATAGAAAAACAGCTTATCGTCATCCGTGGCGCGGCTAAATTCGTTTTTAAAGCCGATGTTCTGACCGGCAGAACTCAGGCTGTGCGCCACACCACCAGACTCATTACCACCAAGGTGCAGCGATCCTACCCCAGTGCCAATATTGTCGCGAAACCAGCTACCATTAGGAGACTGCACGGCAACCTTTACGTCACCCTTCCATAGCTCAAGCTGGCCTAATTCGTTTGCTTTGTATTCGTAATCGCCCGGCATCTTACCGGGAGTGAAGTCACCGCCAGGACTCGGATACATTCCTTAGTACCTCGCAATAGAAGCGTAGAACGACACAGCGCCAGTCACGCCAGTTAGGGTAATGCGCGCCTTGCGGGCTGGGCCTGCACTTGCCGGCATGTCGCGGGTAGTCAGATAGGCGTCAGCAGCGTTAAACGCGCCGCCTGGCACGTCCTGAAAGTTGATGCCATCGGGCGACATGGTGAATGCAACAGTGCCGGCACCGGGCGTAACTTGATTGCCTGCCGCATCAAAGAATTGAATAGATCCAAGGTATGCGCGCTCAAATGCAGTATCCATGATCTGCGATTCATAGCTTCCGTTCGTGGCGTCCCCGACGATAAAGAACTCTGCCGGAACTCTGTTTGTAGACATGCGTACCCCCTATGGAGTTACTGTTCCAGTAATTACCTGGCCATTGCCAAGCGTTAGCGTAATTACGTTTGTGGTCGCGTTTAGGTTGATCGACGCACCAGTGATGATCGAATTGAAGTAAGTTGCCATATCAGACGCGGCGATTTGCTTGGTGCGCCCGTTGTTGCTGACGACTGCGAACTGATCACCGCCGTTAAGCACATCAGTAGATGGCAGGTTTTGAATAGTGGTCATGGCTGTAGTGGCCCCTCGCCATTGGTATCAATCGGCCCCGCGTTGTCGGCGTCAAGGGTGTCAGTCTTACGATAGAAGCGGTTCCAGCGGTTCCAGCGTAGGGTATTACCACTGCCGCGCGGCATGCGGTTAGGGTACTGCACTTGCGGCTGATACTGAACAGCCGACAGCAGCGAAGTCATCCCGCTATTAGCGCTTGCCGCAATGGATTGCGTTACCTGCTTGCCGTAGGTGTCGGCCAGGTCGATTGCCAGCT